CCTGAACCGGGGTTTGTTATAACTAAAGATGTAACCGTACCAGCTGCTGATGCCGTAACTACTGCGTTAGATCCAGTTGCACAAGTACCCGTCGGAGCATCAATTATTACAGTTGGCAGGGTCTGATACCCATCACCTGCAGTTGTTAATGCTACATTCTTTACCCGATAATTTAAATCTAGTGTAAGACCTACACCAGTGGCAGTTGCTGGAGTTACTGTAGCAGATGCAATTGGTCCGTCTAAACCGGTTGCTTCTGTATAATCACCGCCTGTTGTTAATGATAGTTCAACAACTTCGCCAGTGGCTGATACCAATGCGACATCCATTGTAAAGTTAGTAGCGCCGCCTGCGCCTAAATCAGCATCAGCAATAGTAATTGTATCATCTATTGCGTGGCCGCTACCACCCGAGACAACTATTACCGAAGTAACATCACCAGTGCCGTCTACTATAATATTAAATGTACCCACTGTACCCGAGCCGGCTGATGTACCAGTTACTCCAGTATATGTGCCTGCTGTTCTTAATATATTGGCAGCACTAAATGTATCTACAGCTTTATGTGCGCCAACTGCCCAAACTTTATCAATAGTCACCGTTGCGTGACTTGCTGTTGTACTGCCAGCATTAATTGTATAAATTTCGCCAACATCAGCTGCTATAAAACCAGTGCCTGCATTATTAATTATTACTGCTGGACAACCCGACGGTGCTGTCGAATCATCACCTATTTCCATATGTATAACACCAGCGGCTTGCACCTGTGATCCAATTAATTCACCACTTGTAATAATCGCTTTACCTGCTATTGCGGTACTAAAAGTAACACTCAAGGTATTTTCGTCTATAAAATGAATAACTGGATAATCATATAAACCTCTGATATTATAATATAATGCAGGGTCTATTACTGTATTAAAATCTTGTACATCGAGGCCGTCATCTAATGTTGTAGTTGCATTAATTATATTACTGCCTAATACAGCAATATCTACATTAAGTAACTTACGGCCTAAATTATGTGTAATGGTCCATGTAGTGGCTTGGGCAGATTGAGTATGCAAATACCCACTACCCACTGCGCCGGAATTTCCAAAACTATTATGCATCAATGCATAACCTGTTCGTGCTGGGTATTCCCAACCCGATGCTCCTATCTGGCCTGGGAATATTATTCTACATTGTGTCTCTGAGGTATATTCTATTAAAGGAAAACCTGCTGTACCTTGCATAGATACGTTAGCATCGTCAAGCAAATCAACGTTGATAATACCTTCGGTTCCGGTTAAACTATGTACAATTGTCCATATATTAGACGCTGGTTGTACAGTGCCAAATCCTTCTCGTGATTTTATAACATTGACATAACCTGTTTGTGATGTTGGCCATGCCACTTGTAATGTATTAACATCAATTGCTGTAACTACCGGAGCATTATATATCGTATTAATCACATCATAATTTAAGTCCATCAATTCAAAATTAACTCGGCGCTGATTTAAATTATGTGTTATAGTCCATGTTGTACCAGTAAAGCCTGGTTGATCTATATATAGGGACGGTATATTTTGATATCCACCGCCTTGATAACTAGGTGCACTAAACGCAAAACCTGTAAGGCCTTGCGATACTATAGCATCTGCTGTAGCAGTTATACCACTAGTCGGTGGGTCTACCACAACTGTAGTACCAGATGTATAATTTGTTCCAGGATTTGTAATAGTAAATTGTCCTAGTGTGTCTGTTGCTAATACAATTATAGCCTCAGCAGTATTACTTAAATTTGCTCTAATTGTTACTGATCGTCCGTCTGCTGACAACACACCATTATTATTAATACTAATCTCAGTCTGCTTACCATTGGCGTCAACTACAGTACTATCCAAATAAGCCTTCGACGAATCGGTTGCTTTGTATCCAGAACCACCAATACCACCTGCAATCATATTCCATGATAAAGATACGTCTGCTGTGGCTGTGTCTACATCACCTGATTGCTGGAAAGTAACAGCCGGTGCAACTGTATACCCGTTGCCAGGATTTGTCACCGTTACTCCACTTATCTGTGCTCGCTTATCAACATTTACTTTTAATAAATGTATTTCATCTTTTTTCGCTTTGCCTGTTTGTATGTCAATTGTTTTAAATGCATTATTAAAATAGAATCGAACATCATTTTCACTCTCAAAAATATATCGCAGGCCTCGAGTTGTTATAGTATATGATGCTGAAGTAACTGATGTTGCCGAATTAAATACTGCCTTAATAACCCAACTGGCATCTTGATTACTACTTGTAATATCTTTGGCATTTGCCAAATTTATATCAGGTGCGGTTAAATCTAAATTGTTTGCCGCAATTACATAAAAACTTGCTGTCTTATAATCATAACCAATACCAAAAGAATTTCGTAATTCAAGTTGTGTATATATTTCACTGCTCTCGACATTACTAAACAACCGGCGGAATGCTGGATAAAAGTTTATAACACAATGGCCAGACTTAATTGGTTTATTTAATTGTACTGGGCCTGATGTTAATCCGGTAGGATCGCCATTATTAACAATATTTTCAATTGTTGCATATTCGACACTACCAGTTTCTGGATCTGTAAATTCTAGTAAGCATTTCTCTACTAGATATGCAGTCTTTCCGGAGGCAATTGAGCCTATTGAGATAGCATTTACTGTAAATGCCGATGTGCCTTTTAAAATAAAATATCCTAAATTTGATTCTTTGGCGTCTGGTAACGGCACCCAATCTAACTGTTCATTAGTTAAAAATTCCCAGGCTGAACTACTATCTACTGCTTGGACTGCTTTTTGATATGTATCATAATAAAAATTTGTTAACTCATCACTGTTTAAGCCAGGTTGTATATATTGTTGTATCATTGATGCCGCAGTTGCTGATGCTACAAGATTAAATGTTATTTCAGTATTTTGTATGTCTTTATAAACAATGCCATCATCGGCAAATACATTTAAATTCTGTACTGTTCCAGTTGGGTCATTTACATCAATATATCTGCTATGGCCTGCATGTGTTCGGTTAATTGATTTTATTTTAACAATATTTGCGTTTTTAAATACAGGATAAACATTATAATCTTCACCACTAACCATTCTGTCTTGTGTGTAGAAAACCTGCGGCGCATTTGTTTTTATCTCATCTACTGACTCACTAGGTAAATTATTTCCTATAGTTGTCTTTAATTCTAACACCATATGTAAAGTATGTGAAACACCACCTACATTAACGTATGGTATCTGTACTGTTTGTAATCCAACATCACTCGGTTTAACTGTAAGCAATTCATTTGCGCTAACTCTATACCAAACTCGCATAATTCCAGATGGTATATCACCAAACTGGCCATCCGCAAATTTTAAACTTACAGTATTGTCGGCTTCAGTTGTAACTGTAAATATATTTCGTGTACCCCTTAAAATGCTATTGTAAGCAATATTATTTCCAGATACAGCAGGCACTTGCTCCCACGTTGCTATAACATTACCATTTGTGTCTAATGTTTGTGCCCAAACATCAATATTGTTAATATTTTCAACGTTAATATAAATTTCTCTATTAGGCAACGGTATCTCTAAATTAAAATCTTGATACTGTAGTGATCCTTGTTTAATATAACCAAAAAATCCGGAGGTACTACTACTAAGACCTTGTTGATCATCGAGATAAAGAATGCCAAATGCATTGCTAGGATCAGGATCAACTTCCTGGATATAACCATTTGGGTTAAATTCACAATTTACTACTTCAAAAGGTTTTGTTGTGCCATTGACCGATGCGTTAAAACCAAAAACAACATTTGTTTGATATTCTGCATTAATTTGATATATTGACGCATCGATCCCACCAATTGTTGCTGTCGATACCGGTGAGCCGAATGGGTTTTGATTACCAAATGCTTTATTCAGTACTAAAATAAATTGTTCTAGGAAATCATTATTATTTGCGTCATTCCATGCTATTGACTGGCTGGCTAAATTCTTATTATTACTATCGTATACATCCTCTGTTGTCCGAACGGAATGCAATTTTATAATACCTGTGCCAGGTGTATTTCTCTTTGGGGTGTAATTTAGCATCTTTGCTAAACGTAGAACACTTTCTTTTCGTTCAGCAGTATCTAGAAAATTTTCTCTAGTATTTAAATCTTGTCTAAATGCAATCGTCTGTCCCATATATGATAACAATTCCACGATAGCAATAAATTCACTACTTTCAATAAAATCATTAAAATCCTCAGGAAAATTTCGTTGTAAATATTCTATCATTGATGCTTTGATTGTATCAAAATCATACGCAGTAAAATTAATTTCACTAAACGTTCTATAAATTGTTCTAAAATCTTCGGCTGCAAATAAAGTACTTTGCCGTTGTAATTGTGCCATCTAATCTATTCCTGTAATTCTATGTCGAACTGTATTGCAATTGTTTCAGTAACACCATTTGGTAGATATAATAATTCTACTTCTAACAAAATAACACGGTCTAACTCAGTCATTATTAAATCTACCATTTCTACTCGTGGGTCACTCTTAATTATACGAATCACGTCTTCGCGAATTAAATCTTTTGTCATATCGTCTAACGGATCCATTAGTAAATCATAAATGACTGTAC